ATGGTTCCTCTCCTAAAAAGAAGTAATAAGTTCCCGGTATACCTTTAGCAATCATGTATAATAAAATAGACATTCCTAATTTATTATCACCACCTAAAATAGTAGTACCATCGGTTTTAATAATATCACCTTCAATAACATGGTTAACTTTCTCATATTTAGTACAATAAGTATCTAAGTGAGTTGTAAATAATGTTTCTGAATTACCTACTTCGATATAATAGTTTCCAGTGGAATCTTTTTTATATCCTTTAGGTAAATATCCTTCTAGTTTTTGTTCATCCCCATAAGGAATCGTATATTCAGTTAATTTCAAAAAAGTATCCTTTATTTCTAAAGGATTTATACTTTTTTCTTCTTTCCTAGAGAAAGAAAATCTTTTGTTTTTTGCCATATTATCTATTTTTTTACAAATATACAAAATTATTTTTAAATATTAAAATGGTGCATCATCATCTTCACCATAATCTTCATCAGTATCGTCATTTAATCCTTCATCATAATAAAAACCAAACTCCATTACTTGACCTTTCTGACTTTCCCAGGTATCATAGTCAGAATCATATTGTGGTAATATATCAGTTTTTAATTTATTTACTAAGTCAAATAAACTAATTAAATCACTTAATCTTTCTCTGTGTGACAAATTACATCTAATTGTTAAATCTAAGTGATCATTAGTAATAGAAACATTATGAAATCCTTTATTCTTAAACATACCTCTTAATAAGTATTTTAACTGTGCCATATCATCATCTTCTATATCTTCATCAGATAAATCAGGATCTCTATCTAAGTTACCATCTTTATTATCATAATGATCAAAATTATGACCAATACCACCATAATATTCACTATCATAAAAGTCTTCATCATCATCTGGTATTTCACCAGACATATCAAAACGTGAAGGTAAAGGTGTACTTTTTCTACTACCACCTGCCCAATCATCATTAAAATCTTGGTCAGTGCCTTCCCAAGCATCATCATCAACTCTTTCTGTAAATCTTTTATATTTCTGTATCATATTATCTTAGTTCTATTTTAATAAATGCATCATCAAATGTAACGTATGAGTCTGTATTTTTATATTTATACATTAATCCCTGTACTTGCGATAGTGTATCAAAGATCGATTTAACATCTGCAGTATCAGTATCTATTTTAACGAAAATTTTATCTTGATATCCAACTGTTTTAACATCTAGTCCAAAAACATACTTTTTAAGATCATTAATTAAAGGTCTGTGTTTTCTCAAAATCTCTTCATTTAATCCAACTTTTCTAACTGTTGGTAAACCAGACCAATTAACTTTTAAAGAAGCTTCTGCCAATTTAATTAAGTAAGTCATATTTTGAATTTCTCTACCAGTATGTTCATTATTATATCCAACAGATACATTAGTACATTCTGGAATATCATCCATAAATGATGCAGAATCTGTAAATACTCCAGTTGGATCAATAGATAGGTTTAAACCACTCTTATTATATTCTTTACATAAAGCACCACCGAACTCATTAGAACAACAAACTCTACCATATTGTGATGTAATAACTGATCCTGTTTTTCTTCTATCAAAAGATACACATCTTTTGATATTTTTAAGATAATCAAATGTATCAAATTCACTTGCTAAATCTCTTGAACCAATACCACCTCTTTCTTCTCCTATAAAAAAGTAATATATTCCAGGTATATTATTAGTCATCATATATAACATAACCGCAACACCTGCTTTGTCATCAGCACCTAATATACTCATACCATCCGTATAAATATATTCATCTCCATCCTCCATTTTAGAGAATAAAACGGTATCAACTTGTTTTCTATCTGCAGTATCTAAGTGAGAAGTAAACATTGTTGTATTATCACCAGCAATAACTTTATAATAGTTACCAAATTTATCAGTCTCTAACTGAGGTAAAAACTTCAATACTTCTTTTTCATGAGGAGCCCCGTTAAAGTGTGGATAAGTTTTTGTAACCAAAGATAAGAAAGTTGAACGTACATCTTTAGGATTGTATTTGAAAGGTTTGTGTTCTAATTTTGTTCCTACTGGAGCAACAGTTACTTTTACTCCTTTCTTTAATTGTGTTATCGTAGTAGAGAATTTTCTAATACTTTCTTCATCATAAACACCAGGAAAATAACTTCTTAAAAAAGTACCTATTTTTATATACTGTTTTTTATTACCAATAATAGCATCAAAAAAGTAAGCAGAATCTGATATATCTAAACTCGATATATTCATATCATTTGCATATTTAGATCTAGTATCTGCCATCCAATTCATTTCATATGCGATATAATCATCATAATCATCTTCCATCTTAGTTAAAAGTTTCTTTAACCTTTCTGAGAAGATAATTTTTAGCTCATCATCATATCTCATTCTATAATCATTTGTCATTTAAAAATGTTTTTATTTTTATTATATATTAAAATTAAATTGTGATTTCATGTGAATTTATCTTATCACGTGAAACTTCTCCTACTTTATGATGATTTTCTTTTTTGACAAATTTTGCTTTACAGTAAACAACTTTAATATTATCGAGATCCTTTGCATCACTATTATCTTTAGCAATTTGTGCAACTTTTTTAATAACATCAAGTGTAGGTATTTTATCTTTTACTTTAATAAGCATATGACATCCCTTATAACCAATTACATGTAGCCAAATATCATCAGAATCTGCAATATGAAGAACTAAGTGGTCATTAGATTTTGCATCTCTACCACGGTAAACTAAAAATCCTTCAATTTCCATTCTTTGGAAGTTAAATTCTTTTTTCTTACTCTCATTAAACTGTGAATATTTCTTTAATCTCATAATGTATATATTATTTATATAAAACAAAAAAGACCCAATTGGGTCTTTTTTTGAAATATTTCAACTAATGATTAGTTAAGTAATCCAGCAGCATCATTAACTACAATAGTCATGAACTGTTTTTGTGGATACCATCCAACTTCAGTTACTGCATATCTTGATCTAAGTAACATTCTTGGTGCGAATGTAGCCTCAGAGATGATGCTAATTGACTGAGCCATTAAGTAAGGTACGAAAATAATACCTGGTTGATCAGGGTTATTTTTTCTTCCTAAAACGATTCTGTTATCGTTATATCTCATGTATGGATCAACATAGATAGAGATGTCTCCGATTGAACCTACTGGGTACAATTGACCTTGAGAGTTCATTTTAGATTTCAATGGGTTGATAGTGTATCCTGCAATATCTTGTAATGCTGCAGCTAAACCTCCATTTGTGATTAAGTATTGAGCTGGCCCAACACGTCCTTCTGTTGCGATGTAGTTAGAAGCATGAGCAATTTTCGTGATCAATTTTCTTTGTACAGCGTGAGTAGTCTCACCACCAACAGTACTTACATATGCAGTGTTTAAGTCGAAGATTGTTGAAGCAGTTGTACCCAATGTTGTAATATTAGCTGCCAAAGGAGCTAAACTTCTATTTAAAGTACCCATTTCAAAGATTTTGTTAACAATTTGTTTAGAGATTGTTTGAGACAATTCATTAACAAGGATTGATTCCATTTTTTGAACGATATCCATACCTGTGTTAGCTTTAATATCTTCAATCTCAGTTCTTCTAAGTGCAGAAGATACTTCAATAGTACCAACAGCAACTGTTTTAGAAGAGATTTTTGGTCCGATAACACCTGAGTAACTATCATCATCATAACCTCTTTCCATTGGATAAGAACCAGCCGCAGCAGAAGCTGTAGCACCATACCAGTTTGCAGAGAAACCAGGAATATGATCTTCTAAAGCAGAAACTAATTCAATAACTGGAGTTCCAGTTACAGCAGTATTACCTACGAATGCAATTTGACTTGTCATAGATGCAGTAGCAGTAAATGTATTTCTTTGTAGATCAAATCCCCAAGTACTTGTAGCAGCAAATCCAACTGCAGTATGTGCAGTATTAGCTTGTCTGTAAGCTCTAAACATTGGGAATCCATCGATACGAGAGAAACCTAAGAACTCTACAATTCCAGCTTTTGAACCAGTTGGTTCAGTATAAACAATTGAAGCAGAAGTACCAATATTAACCCATACTCTACCACCTGATAAACCACCTGATGTTTGAGTGATAACACCACCATTTGTAGCAGCTGCTAATAAACCATTAAGTGTAGATTGGTTAGTACAACCACTTACTTTGAAAACTTGTGGTCTTTCGTCAGAATTACCTAAACGTGTATCGTCATATTGAAAGTCAATATAAAGTAAATCGATTTTCGGACCTGGAGTTGGTTTAACAGCAACTAAGTCTAAACCGATTGTTTGAGCAGCAATTTTCATTGCAACTGGTAATAAGTTTTGACCAACGTCTCCTGATCCAACTGAACCACCGTTACCAGACCAGTTAGTACCAATTGTACTACCAGCCAATGCTGATGGTTGTGCAGAAACTACAGAACCCATACCTGCTACGTTTGATGCGTTTACATACGCATTTTCGTTGATTGAGTGAAATTCAGCATATTCTGACATCCATTCTACTCTATCACCTGTTACTCCCATGTTTTCCAACACTGGAGACCATTTTTTCATGGCTTTTTGATTATCTATTCTAATGTGTGACATAAAAATTTTATTTTTTTTTTAGTTTTTTTATAATACTATATATATCCTTGTTTTTACTCGTTTTTCACAAGTATGGATTTTTTATAGATTATAAGCTTTTGAATCTTTCCATTATTGCATTCATTTCATTACTTGACAATTTGTCTTCTTGAATTAACGCTTCGTGAGATACTAATTTCTTAGTTACAGACTCATTCTTTTTAAGATTTCTAGTTGCCCAGAAATGCTCGATTTGATTTTCAGTTTTTAATACGTCTTCTGGATATAATCTAGCTTGTGATAAAACTGATTTTTTAGAAGATTCGTTTAACTGACCCCAGATTGGCTTCATGTTTTCAGGCATTAATCTGATTACTCTTTCTTCAAGAGATTCGTTTTTTGTTGATAATGACTCAGCAATCAAAGTAAGAACTTCTTTTTGTGTAAAATAACTACTTTCGTTTATGTGTAGTTTCACGCTTTCTTGTTCTTCGTCTGATAGTGCATAAAAGCTATCAACTTGTGATTTGTTTAAGAACTTTAAAAAGTTCAAATCACTGCTTTCAGAAACTTTACGTTTTTTAGCTTCTTCAATTAATTTATTTATTGATTCAGAAAGTTCTGAGTCTTCTTCACCTTTAAATTCTGGTAATTCTTGACCGTCTCCTTCGAATTCTTCTTCGTCATGTTCTTCATCTTCGTGATCTTCGTGACCTTTGTGACCTGCAAATTCAGCAGCATCTCTTGCAAATTCCTCTGCATCAGCAGCAAATTTCTCAGCTTCTTCAGCAAAATCTCCGTGATCTTCATCACCTTCTAATTCTTCTTCATTTTCTTCAAAACCAGCATCTTGTAATGTAGGGAATTGAGCCTCATCACCTTCTTCAGTAGATTCGTTTAATTTAAAACCACCATTTAATCTTTCAACGATCATTCCTTGATAAGAGATAGATTTATCTAAACTTTCCGCAACATATTCCGAGTAAGCGATATTATCATCTAAATGTTCAGCAATGTATTCAGAGTAAGCGATGTTACCTTCTACGTGTTCTGCTAAGTATTCAGAGTAAGCAATTGAGTTATCTACATTCTCAGCAATATATTCTGAGTAAGCGATGTTTTTGTCTAAGTTTTCAGCGATATATTCAGAGTAAGCGATATTTTTATCCAAGTTCTCTGCTAAGTATTCTGAATACTCAATGTTTTTGTCTAAGTTTTCAGCTAAGTATTCTGAGTAAGTGATATTTTTATCTAAATTCTCAGCAATATATTCTGAATAGTTAATGTTTTTGTCTAAGTTTTCAGCTAAGTACTCAGAGTATTCAATGTTTTTGTCTAAGTTTTCAGCTAAGTACTCAGAATAGTTAATTGCTTTTTCTAAGTTTTCAGCCAAATAGTCATTGTGTTTAGCCAATTTAGTAGTAGTGTCTTTTAATGATTTATTTTCATTAACCACCACTTGTATTTTATCAGCTAAATAATCTAAATATTTAGCAACTTGTGTGTTAGTATTATTTAATTCCTCATAATACTCTAATAGTTGTTCTAATTTCTTAGCAGGCATATTACCTTTAGAAATAGCACTTTTTACTTCGTTCTTTGTTGAAGCAATCTCTTTAACCAAATACTGTGAATAATCACTTAGTTGTTTCTTGGTTACAAATTCATCTTTGTTCATACCGAATAATTCATTTATTTTTGACTCGTCGGATAATTCATATATCCTAAAGTTATTTTTTTCAATTTGTCCTTCTGGGCAAAAACCTAATGACTCATTCAAAACTCTAACACTCATTTTCGCTGAAGCAAATCCTGGATCTGCAACAATGTCATAAGTAAAAAGTTTTTTCAATGATACTGAACCATCTGATTCTGTTATACCAGCAGCTCTTGATGATACAAAAACTGGACATCCATCGTCAACTAATGCTTTCGCTTCTTTACCCCAGTAAGTACTTAGTAATTTTATTTCTCCAGCAACGATGTTCTTTTCAGAAACAAACTCTGCCTTTGTAATAATGTGTGATGCTCTTGATAACGAAGTATCAAAAACATCCGGGTGATCGAATTCACCATAGACAGCACCTAGGCTGTTCATTCTTTCATTCATTTCTTGTAATGCTGGTAAAAATTTCTCAGATTGATATATCCTCTCATTACGATTCTTTACACCAAACTCAGTAAAAGTACCACCCAATACATAGTCTTTCTGATTAGAGGAACTTTCCTTAATCAATGAACTTGTTGAATTTTCTACTATTAAAACCGGTTTCATTTAAAATAATTATTTTTTGTAGTTATTACGATGGTATATATTTAACCTCAAAATCGATAAAATTTTAAAGGTGGATTTTTTATAGTGAAAAAATTTGTTCATTTTTTTGCAGGTATATCAAATGGATTTTTTATATTTATAAAAATCTTGGAGGAAAAAGAGTATATTTAATAAATACTTAAAAAAATGCGGTTTTTTATGATCCTATCAAGAGAGATAAATGTAAAAATCACTGAGTCAAATTACAACTATTATGATGATTTAGGATATGATGTATATATAAGTGAAGAAATTATAATTCCAGTTGAATTACTACCGAAGGGATCACATTACAAAATTAAGTGTAGATGTGACAGTTGTGGAATTGAAAAAGAAGTAATTTATAAGAACTATTTAAAATATGGTAATAATTGGGGTGACTATTATTGTAGAAAATGTTCTGAAACAAAAAGAAAAGAAACATTAAGAAAAAATTTCGGAGTAGATTATCCGATACAGAATGAAAAAGTTTTGCAGAAAATGAAGAAAACACTGGTGGAGAAGTATGGAGTAGATAACATTTCTAAAAACAAAAAAAAATTAAATAATGAATAAAATTAAAGAAGATAGTATCTACGAAGGTTCTATCGATTTCGCAAACAGCGGAAATGCCTCAATAAATATCTTAGATAAAAATATCTTTATATTTAAAAGAAACACCCTCAACTCACTTAACGGTGATAAAGTAAAAGTGAAAATAATCGCTAAGAACAATAAGCTAGAAGCGGAAGTTCTTGAAGTTCTTGAAAGATTTAGAACTCAATTTGTAGGTAAAGTACAAATAAACAAAGAAAATAAAAGACTTACCTTTGTAGTACCAGACAGTCAAAAAATTGCAGTCGACTTTTATATAAAAGGAGAACACGATGCATTACAAGACCAAAAAGTTCTTGTCGAACTAATCGACTGGGAACCAGGAACAAAATCACCTAAAGCAAAAATAGTAGAGATACTTGGTAGTTCAGGTGAAAATAATGCAGAAATGAACTCAATTATGTATGAGTACGGCTTACCAAACAACTTTCCTTTAATGGTAGAAGCCGAAGCGGAATTGATAGACTTCACAATTCCAGAATCAGAAATCGAAAAAAGACGAGATTTAAGAAATATCACAACATTTACAATTGATCCAGTCGACGCCAAAGATTTTGACGACGCACTTTCGGTTAATATACTCGATGATAATACAGTTGAAGTAGGTATTCATATCGCAGACGTTTCACACTATATTAAAGAAGGTGGAATAATCGATGAAGAAGCTATTAAAAGAGCAACATCCGTTTACTTAGTTGATAGATGTGTACCAATGTTACCAGAAAGATTAAGTAATGGAGTATGTTCATTAAGACCTAATGAAGATAAACTTTGTTTCTCTGTTATTGTTAAACTAAATAATGACGGACAAATACTTAATAAATGGTTTGGAAAAACTATTATACATTCAGATAGAAGATACTCTTATGAAGAAGCTCAAGAAATAATCGAAGGTAAAGACGGTGATTTCAAAACTGAAATACTTTTATTAGATTCGATTGCTAAGAAAATGAGAAAACAAAGAATAAATGATGGTTCTATCGAAATGGGTGGAATTGAAGTAAGATTTCAATTAGATCCAACTACTAAGAAACCAACAGGTGTTTATTTTAAAACTCAAAAAGATGCAAATAAACTAATTGAAGAGTATATGTTACTTGCAAATAAATTAGTTGCGAAACTTCTTTATGATGCTAAGTATCACAATGTTTATAGAGTACACAATAGTCCTAATCTTGAAAAGTTGGAAGCACTTTCTCTAATATGTAAAAACTTTGGTTATAGTTTAGACTTAACATCAGATACTACTAATTTGAAAAAATCTATAAACCAATTAGTTGCTGATATAAAAGATCAACCAGAAGAAAATATGATTGAAACTTTAATCACAAGATGTATGTCTAAGGCCACCTATACAATAGTAAATTCCGGACACTATGGATTAGGATTTACTCACTATTCTCACTTTACTTCACCAATTAGAAGATATCCGGATTTAATAACTCATAGAGTTTTAATGGATTTCTTAAATAAGAAATCAAATGGTAGTCCTCAAAAAATTGAAGGTATGGCAAAATGGTGTTCAGAGAGAGAAATCTTAGCAGCAAAAGCTCAAAGAGATTCTATTAAATATAAACAGATTGAATTCTTAGAAGATAAAGTCGGACAAGTATTTGATGGAATTATATCAGGAGTAACTGATTGGGGAATGTATGTTGAACTTATCGAAAGTAAATGTGAAGGTATGGTTAGATATAATGGCAATCATAGTGTTGACACAGAAAACTATACAGTTAATTTAAAATCCGGTGGATCAATAAGATTAGGTGATGAAGTAAAAGTAACCGTTAAATCAGTTGATCTAGACAGAAAACAAATAGACTTTGAATTATTTTAATGGACTATATATTTGATGTTATATTAGCAGATGATTTAGAATTTGATGATTATAATTTAGCACTTTCTAGTTATCCAACTTGGAAATCTGTATATCGTGAGATAAAATTAAATCTTCTACTAGAACAAGGTAAAAAAATAGAGTTTGATATTGATGATATTCAGAAATATATTACGCTAGATGATCAACATAGTCATCAAGTATCTTTGCAAAAAGTATGTTGTTCTATAACCGGGATGACATTTATACTAAATAATAATAGTATTGAAAAACTTATCTTAAAATCTAAAATACTTGATACAAAATGTGGTAAAATAATTAAATCAATTATTGATACTGGTATAGAAATTAAAGTAAGTCAATTTCTATACGAAAAGACTTTAAACTTTATAATAGAAGCACCAAAAAATGCTGCATAAAAAAATCCTTTCAAATGAAAGGATTTTTTATTATTAAAACTCAAACTCTGAACCACCAGGTGCTTCTGGAGCAGGAGGTTCAGGTGCCGCTTGAGGAGCGGCTTGACCACCACCTTCCGGAGCAGCTTGACCACCACCTTCCGGAGCAGCTTGACCACCACCTTCTGGAGGTGCACCACCTTCTGCAGGCATTCCAGCACCACCTTCTGATGGAGCACCTGGCTCACCAGTAGCACCGGCCGCAGCGTTCATTGCATCTTTATCCCAGTATTTTTGATTTTCTGCTTTTTCTTCAGGAGTTAATTTGAAAATGTTATCCATAATCCATTCAATATGGAAGTAAGGCTTCTCACCGTTCATTACACCAAGTAAAGTACCTACAATACCAGATTTCTTTTCTAAGTTATTTAATTTTTTCCATTCTTCAAATACTTGATTTGAGAAGAATGTTATATCGACACCATTTGTAAAGAACTCATCCTCTATTAATTCAGGGAACTCAATCAACATTTGCAATCTCAATGGTTTAACAATCAATTCTTTAAAGTTTGCTCTTAATCTACTAATAAAATTATGAAACTTAATCTCATCTCTTGTCATCTCTCCTGCATCAGTAATCAAGTTACCACCACCATTCTCACCTTCAAATCTTGACATTGGAATTTTAGAAGCTCTTTTTAAAGCCTTAAAAAACCAATCTAACATTGAATCATCATTTAAGTTATGTCCTTGTGGAGAAACTAATTCCATATTTGGTGTTCCACCATCACCATCAGGGAACCAAACTTGTTTGTTGTAAGGCAAGTGTTTAGAACCATTGATCGTCATTGTACCCAATGATTCATCCCATTCTACTTCTTCAGAATAATCATGTATCAATTGCCCTATTTGTTCCTCTGCTCTTTGTCTTGACATACCTTTAATTGGAATAGTAAACTTTTGATAAACAGTTGCATTGATAATGTTAAACATTATTCTTGTTTGTTGTAAGATTTTTAATTGGTTATATGGTTTAATTAAACCCTCTATATATGATGTTTCTGAAAACTCATTTTGAGTTGAATAAGAAATATAAACCAATTGAGAATCTAAGAAGATTCTTCTTAGTTGTGGATCTTCAGGGAACTGAATCCATAAGTGACCAATTGCTGGCTCATAAGCAGGAACTACAGTTTCAGGTCTAATTCTATTAAATCCAATAATATTTTTCTTTTTATCATCATAAATAATCTCTAATGCCAAATATCCGTCAATTAGGAAATCTTTCATCATATTCCAAGCAGTGATGTTATCCGCAAATCCAAACTTATTATAAAGTTTCTCAAAATACTCTTGATACTTCTCTTGTACTTCTTGTGAATAAGACGTTGGAAGTGCTGTAGGAGAACAGAAGTCTTTCTCATCGTTATACACTATACATTCATCTGCAATCGTGCTTATAAAGTCTCTAATTTCATCCTTTACAGAATACTCTCTTAAAATTCTTCTTTTATCTGCGTAAGCTTTATCTAAATAAGGAATTGATTTTCTGTTTAATACTGATGCAACGGCCCTTTGGGAGAAGAAGTCGTACATCGAATTTCCTTTAGCCGCGTATGGATCTTCATTGATTCCAATACCTACTTGATTCCTCACAATCATGTCATCAAAATTCATTCCGTACGATGATAAGTTTCTTAAAATCCTACTAAACAAACCTTTATTCTCAACTCCAGATGAATTTACCATCGCAAAGTTTGATCCAACGTTATTTTGATTTTCTTGAGAGAAGTTATTATATGATGCCATATTCTAAATTATCTTTCTTTATATCTCTGTTTATTTTACTACAGAGTGGTTGTAAATTAGTATAATGATTTAATTTTATTATTTCATCTTCTTTATTTACACTTGATAATGGTATAACATGATCTATATCCCAACCATAGTTAAACTCACCACTATACAATCCTCTATTATCCCAGTTCATCCAAGGTTCAAACTTAGATTCTAAATACGTTTTTAATTCTTCAAAAGAACATCCTAATAGTTCTTCTGTCTTTGAATTTTTTGAATATCCATTATAATAGAATGAATTATATATTAAATTCCTAACATTTGTTATTAGTCTAAATAAGGGATCATTCAGTCTTCTTTCACTTAGATAAGTATTTCTCTTATCTTTATTATTTTTTTGATACTCTTTTTGATACTCTATCTTAGATTCTTTATTATTTTCATAATATTCCTTACTTTTTGATATAATTTTTTCCTTATTTATCAAATAATACTTAGATGCCTTTTCCTTTAACTCGTGCTTTTTTGAATCTCTTCTATTTTTTGAATATTCTTTATATCTATCTTTATTGACCTCTTTATACTCTTTTTCACAAGAAATACAATTTGACCTATAACCACATTTATTCCTTGAACTTTTATGAAAAGAAATAAACTCTTTATCTAACTTACATTTAGTACACTTTTTCATTTTGAAGTACTATCTTTATCAATATAAATATATCTACCAGTTGGAGTAAGTTCCACTTCGATAACACCTTTCTTAACCCAATTACTTAACGTTCTTCGGGTTATATTATATTTTTCCATTACATCTTTTGCTTTCATATAGTATATATTAAAAAAGTAGTTCCTCTTTTTCTATATTTTACATATTTTTCTATATTTTACCTCTTCCCATACTTATTCAGACTGGTTTGTAAACGTTTTATATGATCTCTCATTACGTTATATTTATCCGATATTTCGTTATTTACGTCATAAAATTCACTTATAATAGATGAAATTATTTCCTTATGTCTTTGACTTCGTCCTCCAAGTTTAGCTTGCCACATCATTGCAAGTTTTTTTGGATCGTATTTATTGATAGGGTGTTGTGAATAAAGGAATCTAGGTAGTAGTTCTAAATGTATTCTATGAACCAAGACTAGTTGAGCAGCATTAAACTCCATCAAAGCATATTCAAATCCAGAATTTAACAATTCTTTATACATTCCTTCATAATTTACTTTTAAGAAATTATTCTTTTCAAAGTCTGTTGGTAATATATACTTATCAAATATCTGAGCTCTTATCTCTATTGGAATAAAATTAAAGTTTACTGCAAAGAAAATTACTTTATCTTCAAAATTTTTAAAATCCGCTATGAATACTGGAGCATATTTCATCCAATTAGAATCATCTTTATAGTGAAAAAAATAAAATCCCCCAGGATAAACATCTTTAATATTAATAGACTCTACATATTTATCAGATTTTTGATACTTTTCGTAAAAAAAATCTGAATTATTTTTAAAATTCTCAACTATTCCATTCCCATTGTAAAGTAAACTTAATTTTATACGTTCTAACAATTCTGCCATAAGAGAAATATTTTTATTTATATATAAAATATGATAAATTCAAAACCAAATAACAAGAACTATAATCAAGGAAATTTTATCCCTACAAATAAGGATAAAGTAATGAAACTAAATACTAACGGTGGAGTTTACTTTAGAAGCTCTTGGGAAAAAAGAATAATGACTTGGTTAGATAATAACTCAAGTATTTTAATGTGGGGTGCAGAGTGTCTTAAAATACCTTATCAAATGACACATTTTGATGGTGGTGATATGAGAGTTAAAGAACATTGTTACTATCCAGATTTCTATTATGAAATGCAACTTGCGGACGGAAGTAGAAAAAGAGTTGTAGTTGAGGTAAAGCCAATGAAAGAATATCAAATGGTAATCGATTTAAACGAGGGAAAAATGAATGTTCCTAAAGATGGAACATTGAAAAAACTTAAATCCTTTGAATACGATTTAAAACAAGCTCAAAAGAATCGAGAAAAATGGAAGACAATGATCTCATGGTGTGATAAAAAAGGTTATGAATTTATAATAATAACAGAAATTCATTTAAAAAAGTTTGGAATATAGTAAGTAAAGTAAGAATAATATACTTAGATAAGGATAAACATAAGAGTATATTTTATAGAATCTTTTATTTATATGATAAATTGGAAATTTAATAAAATAAGCCAAAAGTAATACCCAATAAGTATTATCTATTAGTACTCCAAAAAGTATAAAGAAATAATAAACTAGGTTTACATAATAATATACTAACTCACTAACTCTAATCTTCGAAGAATATTTTTCAGAATAACTTTTTTGTAGATAATCTCTATTTTTGATAAAATAAATAATATTTAAAATAAATAGAATTGGTAGTAAGTTGTAAATTGTAATCATTCCACTAATATATCTTTTAATTGTATTAGATTATTAAACTCATTTTGTAATAATCTAATTGTTTTTTCAATTTTAATCAATTCAAATACATTATCATTAACTAAAACTTGAATTGGTTCTCCAACTGCAGAGTCATATTCATTTGGTATTTTCAAATTTTCTCTAAATTCATAGATTGATTTTAAATATTTTTGATTTGATTCTAGGTCTATATGTAGTGAACACCCATCAGGTCTTGTTCCTTCATTACTAATTGACTCTTCCCAGATTTGAAGATAAACTTTATTCATAAAAATTGTTTTAAAAGTATTCTATACTAAAAATTAAATAAGTTTTTTATCCTTTTCTTTCTTATATAATTCCTAGGAACAAAATTTGCAGTTTTGAATCCAGGATCTGATACCAAATCAAATGTTGGTATATTAAATTGAGTGTAATCCATTTCCATCGTTGGCACTATTTATTGAGATAAGTTTAATCTGATGTTCATTATCACCTTTCTTTTTATAAAGGTCATTCCAACCTTTGGCCAAACCTCTTTTAAAAATTTCTGTGAAGTAAGCAAACGCATTAATTGACTTATCTTCGTTGAAGTTGAACCAGTTTTGAAACATGTCTAATAAACCACTTTGGTAGCAATCTAACTTGTCATCATTAGACCAGTATCTCATTTTTTTTATTGTTTTTTTCGCTAGTAACTCTAGCATTTTCTCTGCATTTCTTGTTAATCGACCTTGAGCCTTTGAGACAATGATCTCGATATATAATTCTTTATTATTTAGGTACATATATAGCATTTATTTTTTTCAGAGATAAACTCTGTAATGCTATTCATTCATGTTATATATATTCGTTGAAAAAAGTTTAAAAAAAAAATACTCAAACTTTCGTTTGAGTATTTTTTTTAAGTTTAAAAGATTATCCTCTAATTCTTTCTTTATATTGTAATTCTTTAACTGCACTTAATTCAGCATTAAGATTAAGCTGTCTTTTCTCTAAGTTTTTAAGTGCGGTTGTTAAAACTTCAGACTCACCAACCATTTTTAAAGAACCTTTAACTTTGTCAATGTTAAATTCAACATCTTCTAATTTAAGAGAAATTTCTCTTTCTTTATCTTCAAGTTTTCTTTTAACAATTAGTTCTTTATCTAGTTTGTTTTCGTAGAAATAAGTTAGATCATAGTTTAATTCATTTCTTACTTCATTTACTAATTCTAAGGCTGATTCATATTTAAAGAATGAATTACCATATCTTTCATCACATCTGTAAACAAATGTATTGTTTTTGTAATTAAAAGCAAATACCTCTAAATAAGGATTTACTAAGTTATTAACTCTTTTTACAACGTCTAATTCAACAAATTTATCTAAGTTTTTAGAAGTTTCTAATAAAACTGGATAAAAGTTTTTGTTAACGATAGGAATAATTGGAGAGTTAAATAAACTTTCTAATGTAGTTTCTTCATTTAATTCATCATCATTGATATATAAACCACTTTTTTTACCAACCGCTAAACCAATTGTCAAATATTCAGAAACTCTAAAGTTAATTCTACTTTCTGTAACTGTTGAATATTTCATAGCAGTTTCTAAAGTTCTTAAACTTTTCAAAGATTCAACATCTTTAACATGATTTTCTAATAATGTTTTCTCAATAGTATTTTCAGTTAATAAGAACCAAGAATCTCTAACTAAAGCAATGTGTCCTTCTTCAACTTGTTCAACAATTGTAAAAATTGATTCTGCATTACCACCACTTAAAAGATTAGATCTTTTTTCTGGAGATTTTGTTAAGTTATGAACAAATACTTTAATTTCTGGAACCCAGTCATAAATAGCCAATTCATTAAGAATTTTTGACATTCTATCCTGATCTGTTTCAAGATTAATAGTTTGTAATAACACATTTATAGGTTGTCTGTAAAGTTCTCCTTGATTTCTAGTATTAAGAACTCCATATAAATTTTTCAATTCATATAATAATTCAAAAGCGGCCATATCATCATTAAGACCTTCTAACAACAGCTTTACACTTTTATCATAAGTATAAGGTTTCAATCTTTCATTAAGAGAAGTAATTATAGTTTTCTCTGAATGTTGATTACAAGCATTCATATGTCCTTCTACAATTGTAGATATTTCTTCTTGTTCAAGAGAAAGATCTTTTTTGAAGTTAAACAATTCAAGTTTAAGATTCTTCATATTTCTAATTTATTATTTTTTTGTATAAACTATATATTAAGGAAAAAAAGCCATTTTTTTCCTTTTCTATTTTATTCCTTATTATTTCCTAAATCTCCATTAGGGTTATCATACCTCTTAGAACTTCTTTCTCTAGCACGTAGAATGTTATTAAACCAACGTGTTCTCTTAGGAGTAACAAAAAATCCATCATTTCGTTCTCCAGCTGTAGAACCACCACGAACATTATTAAAAAAGTCAGAATAACCACCCTCTATTTCATATCCATTTAGATCTGACATTCCATTTTCTTTTGTATAACCAGGAAAATCTACTCTATCTCTTCTAAAAGCAGGATAATATGTTTGTACGTCAAATGATACTGTCATTTTTATTGAATTATCAGCAGTCAAATTCTTTTCCCTAGTCATCTCAATAGTATTTGTGTCTGGCATTAAGATAACTGCATCAATATTCATAAAATTATGTTCAAAATACATAAATTTATATATCCATAACGTATCCATAATAGCCTGACTACACTTAAAACTATCTATCTCACTTGATAAAGTGATTACCAAATCATAACTAACAGTCACCGGAACCGCTCTAATTCGACCTAAAACTTTTCTTATTTCAACTTCATTCTCAACAACTGTTCTTAACCAAACATTTGGATTTGCAAATTCATCTGAACGAATTGCAAATGATTTAAGTGTTAAATGTCCTCTTGGTATAATGTCAGTATTTAGTTCAATATATCTACCATTACCCGAAGAATCACCAGAAACTATATCATCAGTAAACGAATCCAATAAAAATCTTTCATCTCCTGTCATCGAGTAATAAAAAGGTACTTCTACAAATCTATCACCTGAGGTAAATCTATTTATCCACTTTACTTGTCCTTCTAGTGTATCTAAAACGCAGATGGTTAGATCACGAAAGAAGACATCATCCATATTATACCTATCTCCTATCATAATGAATAATTTAATATTTTTTCTATGTTATCAAATTCATAATATGGAATTCTTATCAATTTAATATTATTATTTTTGCAAAAATTATCTTTAATTTTATCCTTAATTCTTTGTTTCTCTAATGAATAAAAACCACCGAAATATTCAATTGGTTCAAAATGTTGTCTACCATCATACTCTATACAAGTATTAAATTCTGGAATAAAAAAATCAAAATTATACTTATCAGTAAATAATTCAATTGACATTTTTATAAAATCTTCTGTTGTTATCTTTTTTGACATACAAGTATATATTAAAAAATATAAGTCTCTAAATTAATATATAGATATATGAAGTACTTAAAAATATTTGAAGATTTTAACAATGATTTTCCTGATGTATTTAATGGAACATTAGTAAGAGGAGTTAAAATTGATAAAGATGAATATATCGATGATCCTAAACTACGTACAGTAAGTTCTGGTAACTCAATTGATGAAGATTACATTGAATTTATAAATAATTATACTAACTTGGGAATTCCACATCCTTTAAAATCAGTACATATGTATTTTAGACCCAATCCGGATAGTTCGATTGCTTGGTATGGAACAGCATTTGATATTATTCCTAAAGAAGGTGCTATTTTTGGATTTAATAGAGAGTTAAGAAATGGTGGATTGGGAAGTACTTGGTTCTCTCCAGAAAGAACAGCAAAAGATTTTTTAGGTAAAAAAGTTGAAAAATTTCCAGATTACTATGAAGATAAAGATAGATTCATGGAAGAAATTACTAAATACCAACAAATGTTGATTGATGGTGGTGTAATCGGAACACTAACTTATGATGAACTACTTAAAATGTCTAAAGAAGAAGGAGAAACATTACAAGTTTGGACAGAATCTCCTTGTCATCATAAAAAACATATAAAAGTAAAAGATCCTAAAGAGTCATATAAAAGTGAACCTATACTAACTGATGATGATTTTATAGAATTAGGTATTGATAATAATGGTAGAAGTGAATTTTACAAACAATACGGGAAAGAAATAAATAGAACCGATCTTATTATACCACTTGGACGTAGAAGAAGATTGGCATTAGACTTATTAAAAAAATGGAAAGAGAATGAATTACATTAAATTATTTGAAGACTTTACATTCTCTGATTTATACGATAAGAATAAATGGGTTGAACTTTCTATGGAAGATAGAAAAAAACTTAAAAAAGAGATATGGGAGATTGTTGATCTAGCATATAAACCACTTGGTGGTCATGTTAGAATATCAAGTCCTGATGCAGTAGTAAATGATCCAGACTTAACTTTTTGGACTGCGGTTGATATAGATAAAGATCCTAATGCAGATGTTGTTATATTTTCAAGAGAATCTCACGGACATAAAATTTCTGGTTGGGGACATGATGGAACAAAAGAAGCTAGAAAAGAATTAATGAAACAATTGATTATCCTATTACATAAAGAAGGATTTTGGATTGAAGTTTCAGGAAGACCAGCCGAGATACTTATAGGTGCAGATTGTAAATATTGTGATAAACAAAAAGTAAGTAAAATTTTTCCACAATCTAAAATAAATTGGATTGGTGATGGTCTTTATACAAGAACATTACCGGATGGTAATGAAACAGAAGAAGAATACTTAGTTGGTCGTCCAAAAGTATAAACTTTTTTTATAATTTTTGATATACTCATGAGAAAATGAGATAAAATATGTCAGTAAATAAATTATTATTATGGGAAAAGTGGCGTCCGAAAACTATCGACGACATTATATTACTTCCAAGAATTAGAAAAGAATTAGAAAGTGGTGTAAACCAACACTATATCTTCCACGGTCACTACGGAACCGGTAAAACTAGTTTAGCTAGAATACTAATCGGTAGATACTCAAAAGAAACTCCTTACTTAGAATTGAATTGTTCAATGGATACCTCAATTGATGTTCTTAGAACAGAAATTGATAACTTTTGTAAGTTTACTCCAATGATGGATACTAATTCTGATATTAAGTATGTGTTCTTAGATGAGTTTGAGAGAGTTTCTGGGAACTTCCAAGACGCATTTAAAGCTTTTATAGAAAGATATAACAGAAATGTTCGTTTTATCATTACAACGAACCATATAAACAAAATATCTGATGGACTAAAATCAAGAATTAAACAAATCGGATTTGATTGTCAAGGAGTAGAAGAAGAAAAATATCTTAAACAAGAAATTTATAAAAAGATTATCAATGAGATTCTTCCTAAAGAAGAAGCTGAAATACCAAAAGAAGATTTAATAAACATTATTACTAAAAAGTTTCCAGACTTTCGATCAGTATTAGTTGAAGTACAAAGTTATTTAGAAACAGGTTCTATAAGTGATGGAACAGGTAATGTTTCTGCTAAAGTAAAGTTAGAACTTTATAATACTTTATATGAAGATTTAGACTTTGAGAAAACTTATCACTTTCTAATGTCAAACTTCGGAGCGGAGAAAATTGATGTTATGATTAAATTATTAGGGAAACCTTTTATTGATTGGTGTATTGTAGATAAAAAAGAAAGTGTCAATAAATTATTTGAAACTGCTTATGTAATTGCAGATTATAGTTCTAAGTTAGAAACTGCAACTGATCCACTTATATTAGGAATTACAATTATAGGAAAATTTAGAGATATATTAAAAAACCCAGTTTAAAACTGGGTTTTATTTTTTATATTTTATTTTGAATCTCTTTGGCTTTGGCATATGTCTTTTTTAGAAGTTCTGAACCATCTTCATCCTTTAAATACTCTTGAAATATTTTATCAAACTCTACTTTATGGTCTGGATATTTTGATGCAGTATTTACCATTATATCCAACATCAACATTTGACCAAATAATTTTGATCCATTATTTCCTTTTGAATCTTTCTGATAACTATTTGCTAACTTCATATATAGGTCTTTCCAAAGTTTTCCCTTTTCTCTGGATGAAGAAAAACGTGCTTGATCAAGTAATAGACTTTTAATCATTATTGAACTATCATCATAGTCATCTACGTCTTTGTCATGAAATTGATCTATGATGGAATCTAATGATTTTCTATACTCAGGATCTTGAGATTTACTTTTATAAAGTTCTATTGTTCCTATCAACATAGATTTTTTTTGTAACTTAATTGCTTTCTTATAAGATTCATCGAATCCATATTTCTTTTGATATTCATCTATAATATCAATTGCCTTTTTATCTAGATCCGTATGTTGGATAAGGTCCCCTTCATAAGTTGAGATTATAAGACTAATCTTTTCTTTTAAATCTATTTTAGTATCATTTAACTTGACAAGTACAGATTTCTCATCATCAGACTTTGGTCTGTTCGTCATACTTTGTTTTACTCCACACTTAGTACAAAATTTTGATTTTAAATCTAATTTGGTACCACACTTAGTACAAAACTTTTGATTCTCAAAAACTTGAAAATGTTTAATATATTTCATCGTATTATTATTTTTTATTGAATTTCATTTACTCTTATTGGATTCATAAAGGATGGTCTCTCACCATTTTTGGTAGTTCCTTTTATAGTAACTTCTTGTCCGTCAAATTCAGTCAAATCCCAAACCATTAAATCACCAGATAATACTGAAGTACCATCTATAGTTTTATTCATACTTCTAATTTTAATAACTGGGGTTTTTGATGAACCATCTTGTATTTCTAACTTACCACTTACTTCAAAACTATCATCATTGAATTGGTCTTCTACTTCAGTACCACGGCCAAACTTAGAACTAATACTAGAACGAGTTTTATCTACTTCAGATCTAACATCATCTAAAATACCTTCATTAAATCTTTTTAAATATTTCATTTTAAATTTTTATTTTTTAATACTATATATATATTATTTATTAAAAATGATATTCTATGGGAATATAAAATTTTAATATATAGTTAATGGCAAATTTCAACTTCATAGATTTCTATATCTGTTACCCAGGACATCCAATGTTTAGAAATGCTGAACTTATTGAAGACGATGTAGTAAAGGTTATCGTTCAAAAATATGAAATGATTATTTTTACCAACAAAGGTGAAGTTTTAGGAGAACCAAACTTTGGTGCAGATTTAACTTTATTACTACATGAAACAAGATTATCGGCAGAATCTATTGAAGGTGACATAAGAGCACAGATAGCAGATTATATACCAGAAATTGATCAAATAGGATATGAATTATCTGTAGAATTTTTTGATGATCCAGAAAGACACCAAGAGTATATGGTCATTAATTTCACAATTGCAGACTATCAAGTTTATGCAACTGTTAGCTAATTCTGTAAGAATTATTTTGCCAATAGTTTTCACCATACTCAACAAATATTTCCTCACCAGCTTCTATATCTCTAGTTGCAACAAGTACAACATCATCATCTTCCATTGAAATGATACAATTATTTTTAAATCCAGTATCAGATCCTTCCGCATCATTTGCATACTTAGCAAAACAATCAGTTTGTTTACAATCTAATATATCACCATTTGGTAAATTCATAAAGTAATCATCATCGCCTGATTCAGTTCTTGATTTTACTTCTTCATCTGAAAGTATTTCTCCTTTAAATACCGAAATAACTTCATCTTTCTCAATATCAATAGCAGTGAATAAACCTCTTCCAGAATTAGGTATCTGTGAAGTTTCTACATATAAATAATCGGATTCATCAGAATCAATTCTATCAAAATCAAAATTTTCAAAAGTTTTTAAGTATCTCATATATTATATATTAAAAACAAAAAATATATAATTGTTCTAAAGGTAACAGATATATAGGATAATTATTTTATAGGACAGAATGACGCAGAGTATATGTAATCTTTATTCCTTTTAACATTAACACCCATTGACAATCCACATACCTCAACATCAAGGAGACATTCATCTGAACTACCTCCACAAATAGTAACATCTTTACCTTTAAGTTTAAGAAAAATATCATAAAGCTTTTTACTCATATGGTGCCACTGATGATTGTTGGCTATATAAACAATTATAGTTCCCTCTGTGGTAGTGAAGTAATCACCTCTCTTTAAAGATTTATCTTTCTCTTTTTGTTTAATATCATTATAAACTTTATCATCTAATATATTCTTATAAAAATCTGCATCAACATCATAATTATATCGTTTTTCTATTAAATCAACTTGATTATTAAATTTATATAAATCATCTTTATTCTCAATATCTGGATTATCATCATATAAATAGTCTTTATCTGGATTTTTACCATCAACATGATTATCAAAAATTTGATAAACCTTATCAAATTTTAGACAATACTTATTTAATTCTTTCAAATAATTATCAGTAAAAAATTTCTTAAAAGACTTTTGAACATCAACGATTATCAATGTTTGTTTATCTTGAAAATTATCAAATATTTTTAAATATCTCATTATTCTTCAGTATCAGCTTCCGCTAATTGTCCTTGTTTTCTTTTAATAACGTTTATCATAACTGTGATACCATTATTTATATTTCCAAAGTAATTTCTTTTATCTACAAGAGCTCTATATAAATAACTCGCATCATTATAATAACTAGTTGGTCTCATTCTATCAAAGAAATTACTTAAACTACTTAAACCAGTTCTCTCTGACCTAAATAAGTTTCTTAATGAATTTATTTCCTGTTGTAAGAACTCAACATCTGCCAGTGTTTCAACAGAAATAGAAGAGATATAACGATTTATTTCCAAAGATAATCTATCTAGATTAATTAAAACTTTAAGTTCCTGTTCTTTCCACTCTTCTGGAGACTCATCTTCAATTTTATTTCTAATCCCTTTAAGAATTTTATTGGTGTGTTCGTTTGTTTTAATAGACCAATCTAAAGTATCTTTATACTTTTCATTAATAAACCGAACATCACCTTTGAAATCACTATTACTTTTTAAATCTACCAAAGCAGTAGGAGTAATTCCTTCTTCTAACGATTTAGCATCTTCTCTTTCTGCACTTTTAATCTTTTTAATTACTTTAAAAATAGTATTTGCAATGTTTGCTAAACCACCACTAATTGTATCACTTGCTGATTGATTTAAGAAATAAACGGCATTTCTACCCAATAATCTTGCAGCCATTCTATTAAATTTAGAAATATCATCTAATTCTCCTTTTAATTTAAAAGCTTGTGCAATTTTATCAAAATATCTTTTAATATTTGCTTTCTTAATTTCATCATTAGATAAAAGTGCAGTAGCACCCGACTTCATCTCACCTCTGTTTGAAATAATTTCAGATTTTTTTCTTTCAGGAGAAAAATTCATTAATTTATTAAAATCTAATATGATTGCAAAGTTTGCGTCTTTTACACTAGAATTTATTTGAACTGGTCTAATACGGAAATTACCCACATCAAATGAGGTATTATATCCATAAGGATCTAAACCACCTGCATTTGTCCTTGGTTTTAATAAACTGATATTATTAACTCTGGATTGACCCATTTGCCAAAATTTACCTGCTATTTGATTCCAACCAGTAGTTTCTCTAGGATAGTTATTATAATAACCCGCAGTATTTTGTAATGCAAACGTTTTACTTCCTGCCCAAGTTTGAGCTTTCATAACATAACTAACAACTTGTGGATATAACTCATTTCTCCAACCAGTATTATTGACTAAGTCTAACGCAATAATATCACCTGTTTCAAGCTCATTTATACGAGACTTTGGAACTCTTCTAACAACATCATAATCATCAATATTTGGTGAAAATGTGGCAGTATTTGCAGCAGAGGTTTCTCTATAAACACCATCCACTGCAGTAGTAGTAATAAATTTACCTTCTGAGTCAAACCAAAACTTAATCATCGATAAATTAGATTTCTTAGGTTTGATTCCAGTACCTTCACAAGTACCACAATCAACAACTCTAAATCCTCTACCCCAAGGTCTTCTTACCTTACCTTTATCACATCTTTCACCAGCAATAAACTCACCAACTGAATCACAAGGCTCGTCTTCAACAACAACATTGTTAAATCTTAACGCTCTGTTAAAAGGGAGATATGTAAATAAATCATCACCCAATTTAGATTCAGGTATGTCAAATCGTTTACATATTAATTTTAGTGTATCTAAAAATGTTTTTTTATCAGCTTTTGATTTAATATGTTTTAAAGTTGCATTTAATGTTCTTGAATCAAATGCTTCAAATAATTTTATATATTTTAAATTTTTCATATTATTGGACCTACAATTTCTATTTTTACTCCTTTAGATCTTAAAGATCCTAAAATTGACTTAGATTCTTTTGTTGCTAGATCACCAGAAATTACTAATTTCTTTAAATTTTCTGGTACAATTGTTTTTAAATCTTCTACCGAATCTAAAGTATATATTACCTGTAATTCTTCCAATGCTTTAAATTCAGAGAAGTCAAATGAACCAACATTATCACAACTGATAATTTGTAATTTCGTAATATTTGGATTTGATTGATTAATATCTTGTAAAACACCATTAGATAATTTACACTTATCAAATGCAATACTTGTTGTTTTGATTCTATCAAAGTCTTTTAAAGTATGTATTTCAATGAATTTAAACTTAATCCAATCTAATGTGATATTTAAAGTTAGTAAACTATCTGGTATTTCAGTAGTTTCAATAATCAATTCTTTAATTCTTGCATTTGGATCAACTCTAACATTTTTCCAATTACCAATTTGACTTAAATATAATGTCTTAATGTTTTTACCAATCATTCTTCCGGTAGTTGTACTTAATCTATCTTGATATGGTGCTGTTAAATTATCATCAGTGTCAAGATCTGGAGTATATAAATATCTATCATTTCTATCCGCATTCATAATGTTACCACTATACTTTGTGACAATTTCTTCAAATTTATCCTGCATTCTATCTGGATAAGCTCTATCAAAATATAATTTTGTGGCTTTATGAATAGCATAAGGTTTATTTGTTTCTTTAAAAATATTTCCACTTAGAGTAAGTTGAACCTCACTGTCTACAGATACTACAGTCGTAGAAGTCTTGTCTATATTATTATAAACAATATCACCTGTTTTTTCT